AATCCATGTATAATTGCTATATAGCAGATAATAACAATGATAGAATCAGTTATATAACTTATCTATCGCTGTTGTATTTAGTATGTTCCACCATCAATGGCAGATATTGATACTGCGCCAGACGTTACGGTGAACTCATTTATATCAAAACTCGCAACACCCTTGACAGTGTTGTTAGCATTGATACCAGCAAGAGTTACGGCAGCGCCTTCTCCTGTTCCAGATACTGACAATCCTGTACCAGCGGTAACACCGACAGTCGCAACATAATCTCCGCTGGTGTCAGTTCCAAGAGCGACCGAGTTGGCTTGAATTGTTGTTGTAATCGAAACGTTAGCAGAACCATCGAATGATACAGAACCAGCAACATCTCCAGCCAGAGTAATTGTTCTTGCTGTTTGGAGCGTAGTTGCTGTTGAAGCGTTGCCTGTCAAAGAAGCAGTGATTGTTCCCGCAGCAAAGTTACCAGAAGCATCTCTAAACACAGTTGTGGAAACCGTATTCGCATTTGTTGCATTCGAATTGATTGTGTATGCAGTGCCTTCACCAGCAGTTCCAGTGATGGTTAATCCGTTACCAGACACTGCAACTGATCCTGCATAGTTTCCAGTCGTATCAGTTCCGAGAGCGACGGAGTTCGCTTGGATCGTGGTACTGATTGTTACGTTAGCAGAGCCATCAAATGATACAGAACCCACAACATCACCTGACAGCGCAATTGTTCTCGCTGTATTCAGCGCTAGGGCTGTATTCGCGATGCCTTGTAGTGTTCCGATAAAGTTGTTGGCGCGCATATCTGCTAAAGCAAATGATGCATGTGCGGTATCAATGAAGACTGATAAATCAGGTTCTGGTGTATAGTTTTTGAATACCTTAAATACACCATCAGTAGCATCTCTAAAGAAACCAGCGTGAGCATATGTTCCATCGTTATATCCCGCAGCGAAACCTAGATCAGGATTAGCATTCGATTGACCTCTCGCTGTTCCGCCAGAAACAAAAGTATCTGTTACAGAACTTGCAATTGTAAATGATGTGCTATTTGCAGCAATGACCGCAGCCCCAGTATTATTGAATGACGATGGCGTCATTCCTGTTATAATAACATTAAATCCAACTTGGTAGTTGTTTGTTGAGGTCGTATATACTACGTTTGCGCCATTACCGACAGCATTTGTGATTGTTTCTAATGCTCCTTGATTCAAGAAGATCATGTTATCTGTAATAGATAGATTCTGCGCAGTAATTGTGGTGCTAGTTCCACCTACAGAAAAGTTGCCGTCAATTGTGAGATCACCATTAAACAAACCATTGTTAAATTGAACGTTTGCGGTTGTTGCTACACTTTGACCAATCGCAATTGTTGGTGTTGCGCTCTCGCCAGAATTGTTTGAAAGAGTTACGCCAGTGCCAGCAACAAGACTCGCAACATAGTCGCCCGTTGTGTCAGCTCCAAGAGCGACAGAGTTTGCGGCAATTGTTGTGCTGATAGTCACGTTACCAAGATTTGTCATGGTAGCAGAACCAGTCACATCACCTGACAATGTGATGACAGGATCAGCAACATCAAAGTTTAGAACACCCGCTCCATCGCCACCATCTGTGTATGTTACAGTGATACCATTCTGAGTGCCAGTAAGCATTCCACCGACAGTATCTTGAACTGCTTCAGCAAAATCGTTTACTTGTGAAGCAGGAATAGAAATGGTATTGGCAGCCGCTGCTGTGATACGACCTTGTTGATCGACAGTGAATGTCACAGTTGCGGTTGCAGAACCGTATGTGTTTGGCGTGACTGCGGTGTTATCGAGGTTGATTGTAATCGTGTTGTCAGTGGCTGCGGATGTTAATCCCGTGCCGCCCGCAATCGTAAGAGTGTCGCTTATAAGTGAAACACCATCGGTGCCAGTGTCGCCAGCAATAGTCAGAACTGTAGCAATGTTTGCTGATCCTGCCGCAGTCAAGCGACCTTGCTGATCGACTGTGAATGTTGCGATGGAAGTTGTGTTGCCGTATGATCCAGGAGTTACCGCAGTGTTGTCAAGATTCATCGTGACCGTGTTACTTGTCACTACAGAAGTTAATCCTGTGCCACCTGCAAAGTTAAGTGTCTCATTTAAAAGAGTAATAGTATCTGTGCCGCTATCGCCAGAAATATTCAGATTGGCGCTGAACGTTGATTCAAGATAGCTGAGAGTAACGGCATGTGTGTTTGCTGTTGGATTTGCTAGGTTAATAATCTGCGCGGAAGAAGCATCAATAGCGCCTGTGCCATTAGGGTTTAGTGTGATATTGCCGTTCGTATTGGTAGAAGATATTTCATTGCCGTTGATGGTAATGTTATCGACATTTAAGATATCGATCTTGTTATTTGCATCAACAATAAGAGCGGTGTTAGCAGTCAGCGTCCCTGGAACATGACTCAATTTGTCAGTGAAATATTTGCCGCCAATAACAGCGATGTTAGCAGCAACACCGCCTGTTTCTGTTCCTGTACCAATATAAAGACGATCACCGCCGTTAGACTGTGTTCCGCCTAGAAATGAGTAACCCATTTCGCCTTGTGCAAGTGCGCCAGGAGAACCCCCAGAACCAGATCGTTTTACCCGAATAATTGTCATTAGAAGAATCCTCCATTAACTTCGATATTTGCGTTATCAATGGAGGTTCTAGCTCTCCAAGTCTGCGTTGATTGTTCATAAATTAATAGGGAACCGTCTTGTAAATTCCCTTCAACGACATCTGTAAGATCGCCCACACTAAAATTACTTGTACTTACCTGATAATTCGAGACTAAAATGTTTTGCTGAGGAGTTACCTTAGCAGATGTTTGTATTCCTTGAACGACTGTGGCTTTTATGTTCATATTAGATTCTCGTCATTCCTGGAGTTACAGTAACGATGCCCTCAACAACTCTCGTAATCGTGCCACCAGAAGATGTGATTTCTACATCATACAAATATCTTCCTGGTTCAAGTGCAGCGGTTGTTGTGGCATTCAGAATAAGGTTAATCTTTCCAGTCGCACCGGTATTTGATGTGGTAAAAGTTGTTGCTGCGGAAGAGTTGTAGTTCTTTCTCATTTGCGCTGCTACAGTATATCCCGTAAGATTGAAAACAGCATCATTTGCGTCGGTAAGATCAATCGTGGCACTAAAACTAGTACCCTGATCGATAACTAAATTTGCCTTAATAGCCATAGAAAAATCTCCTTACATCTATGGTTATTTATACTAATAAGAAACATTACTCAGGTTTTACAGGCCAGATAATATCATTTGGGAACCCTAATTGATCTGTAATATCAAGAAGTTCACGGCGATAATTTGACCACGCCTGTTGTTGTTCTGGTGTAAGGTCTGCCCAACGAAGCGGATTGCTAACAATAGGATCAACTACTCTTGTAAGAAGATTGTTTCTTTCATAGCGAACTAGTTCTGCCGCTTTTTGATCAAGTTCGGCTTGTGTTGGAGGAATATATACAATTGTGAGTGGATCAGTATCCATTCTAATATAAAGTTCTGCCACATCAAAGTTTGCGCCAGTGTCATTCGGATCACATGTGAATGGGATCCATCCATATGTGGGATGATTGATTTCACAGTCAATCATTGTATTATTAATATGTTTTGCGTTACGATATTCCATTATGATACCCTTAAAAATAATGCGCCATTTGTGTTTCGGTCTCCGCCGTTAGTCGATCCCGCCAATGCTTTCCATGTGCCACTCGGTACAGTGAGTCTGTACCCTCTTAGAGCAGGACCACCATCTAGCATATTAAAGTGCATATATGAAAAATTTGAACCTGCATAGTTAGTATTGCGGTTAAATTCAAAACTATCCGAATTAGCTAAAAGTATTGCGTATGTACCAACAGCACCAGATGTCAAATCAGCAGTAGCGGCACCAACTTGCGCTGCTGTTGGTGCAGGAACTTGAGCATCGATAGCTTGCGCTACACTCAAAGGTGTCATAAGTACAGTGTTAACCGTTCCAGCTTGGGCTTGTGCTTGTGTTGCGATTGCGGTCACTGCTGTACCACCAAGAGTTAATGATGGTGTAGTTACAGTTCCAGTGAATGTTGGACTTGCAAGAGGCGCTTTTGCGTCAAGTGCAGTTTGCAGTCCGTCCACATTTGCGATGATATGATTATGGCTGTCATCGTCAACTGCAACCGTCATCGACACGTTAGCTGATCCGTCAAATGATACGCTACCTGAAACGTCTCCCGCAAGAGTGATTGTTCTAGCTGTAGCTAAAGATGTTGCGGTTGAGGCGTTGCCCGACAAAGTACCTGTAATTGTACTCGTAAAAGTCTTCGCTCCAGAAATCTCTTGTGAGTTCGCTGTTATGAGTCCCGCAACAGTAGTGTTAGCTGCTGGAATAGTTGCGCTTGTTCCAGTTGAAGATGTGATTGTGCCGCCGTTTGAACCTGTTGTATATCCAAGATTAGTATTCGCAGCCGCAATCGATATCGAACCTGTTCCGTTTGTGATAGTCACATTCTGACCAGCAGTCAAGGTAGCTTTCGTTAATGTGTTGCCTGTTGTGTTGCCGATTAGCAGTTGTCCGTTTGTGTACGTAGTCTGACCAGTACCTCCATTATCTACACCGAGTGTACCAGATACGTGTGTAGCCAAGCCGATCTTACCATAAGAAGGTGCTATACCTACGCCACCAGAGATCAGCGCGTTGCCTGTAGCAACGTCAGCGAGTTTGCTGAGTGTTGCGGAGCCAGATGCGAATAGGATGTCACCGACAGCATAGGAAGAGATGCCAGTGCCACCATCAGCAACAGCAAGGTCGGTAATGCCAGTGATACTGCCTCCAGTAATGCTCACCGAAGATGCAGCCTGCGTAGACATTGTGCCAAGACCGGTAATGTCTGTATTAGGAATGGTAGCAGATGCGGTCAAAGCAGTTGTTCCTGCACCTTTCACATATCCAGTTAAAGTGGTAGCTCCAGTGCCTCCTCTGTTGACTGCAATCGTTGTTGCGTTCCAAGTACCGGATGTAAGTGTTCCAACAGAAGTCAGACTTGATCCAGTTACGCCACTTCCCAATGTTGTAGAACTAAGAACTGTTGTGCCGTTAATCTCATAAACTTTACCAGTCAGCAGATTGAAGTCTTCTGATGATGTCCAAGCACCTGTAGCATTTACCCAGTTGAAAGTTTTATCGACATCAGCACCAGCTTTCAGAGTGATACCGCCGCCATCTGCGGTAGTGTTGTTTGCCACCGCTACAGAACCCAGTTCAATATTCTTATCATCAACTGCCAAAGTAGTTGAATTGAGTGTTGTCGTAGTGCCATTTACGATCAGGTCGCCAGCAATTGTCACATCATCTGAGAAGGTTGTATTGCCCGTTACTGTCATCAATCCAGAAATAGTAGTATTGCCCGTTACCGACATTATTCCAGAGATAGCAGCGTTGCCAGTTACGGACATCGCTCCAGAAATAGTAGTATTTCCACCGACTCTTAACTGTTTCGCAAGACCTAGTCCGCCCGAGACGATCAAAGCGCCTGTGGTCGTTGTTGTCGAATCTGTAGCGTTGCTTATAGTGATTGCGCTTGCAGTAGTTGCGCCACGACTGGTAACACTTGAAAGTGTACCATTGCTTGATATGAGAATCGCGTCACTTGCAGCATCAACATCGATATTGATATCTGTACCGCTTACTAAAGTTAGTGTGTCGTTATATGCTTCCGCGGCAGCACTACCAGTTGCAGCCCAAGTGTATTCTGTGTCGGTATCATCAACTGTGAATGTTCTGAATGCTAGATATCTGTTGTCAAGGTTTGTAGAAGATGCTGTTGCCGTCTGCACATGTCCGAATGTGTCAAATGTTAGCGCTAAGTCTTGAAGAACTGTACCATCTGTGGTATTGATGCTGACATCCGCAACAGAAGAAGTGTCAGTATGCGCAATTGTTGCAGAAGAACCTTCGCCAGGAGTGTGTGTTACAGTGATGCCTCCACCAGCGGTCACGCCAGACATATAGTTGCCAGTTGTATCAGTGCCTAGCGCGACTGAGTTTGGTTGAATATTCGCTGCAAACGAGATAGTTCCGCTTGTAAGATCAGTAAGAGTCACGCTTCCTGTTCCTGTAACATCTCCTCCCACAAGTGTCACTGTCACAACTGGATCTGGTTTGTTTTGAACGCTTGTCCAATCGGTGTTGCCTACAAAGTTGTTTGCAGTGATGGTTCTGTATATGTTTGTCGAATTGCCAATATCAAAAGCATTGTTTGAATTTGGCAAAATTGAGTTGACAATCTTTGCATTTAGTGTTACAATATCTGTAGTCGTATCACCAAGAACAGTATTTCCATTTACAGTTAGGATGCTAGAAACTGTTGATGTTGTTGAAATTGAGTTGTTGACTGTGAAATCTGCATTTGTTGCTAGATTTGTTGTACCCTGGACAGTCAAATTTCCTGAAATAACAATATTTTGTCCGAAAGATGTGTTGCCTGAAAGAGTAGAAGTTCCATTTACTATCAGCGCGTTTGTGATAGTTGCTGATTCGAGTGTAGCCAGTCCAGATGTTCCGAATGTTCCAGTGACATTCGCGCCAACAAGAGTTGTTTCAATTCTCGCAACATTGTTTGAATAAAGAATTACTCCAGCATCTTCGGTCGCAACAATCATGTTTTCTGTATTTGCAGCATTCATAACTCTGAAAGTGCTTGCATCTACAATAAGTTCGCCAGTTCCAGCGTCTTTGATATAGCTGTTTAATCCGTCATGGAAAATCTGAAGGTCATCTCCAGTACCAATCAATAGATAATCGCTATCTTGTAAATCAACATTTGCGTTAAACGTTGCAGTGGTTACGACATTCATGGAATTGATTGTCGCAAGTCCACTTGTGCTTAGAGTAGCAGTGCCGACATGAGTAGCGGCGACATTCGCAGCCGATACGACATTCGTTACCGATAGATTCGCGCTTACCGTGGTGTTGCCCGTGACAGAAAGAGTGTTATTGGCTGATGTGAATACGAAGTTTGCGCTATCAACAATCTCACCAGCAGTGCCCACAAACGGCACCCGAGTTGCAGTCAAGTCGCGAACCATAAGCGATGCTGTGTTTGCTTGTGAGTTGATAGTCAGAACATTCGAAACAACCGCGCTATTCGCAACGGCTGCATCTTTCACATAAAGATTTAACCAGTTCGCTGCAACAGAACCAAGATCGTATGTCGTATTAGCTCCAGGGTGAATACCAGTGGTGTTAGCTGACATGACCATTGTATTCGCGTCTGCGCTTGTGCTAAGAAGAACATTCAAGGTTGGATAAGAAGTATTGGCGCTCAAAACTCTAAATGTTCTTGCGCCAAGACCTTTTAGAACCATTTGACCTTCAGCTTCAATATCAGTATCAGCCCAAACATAAGTCGTGTGAACATTGCCCCAAGGCTTTGCATTAGACCCCAAGTCAACTGTGGTCGCAGACGGCAAAATATCTTCGTCAACATAACCAAGAATAGATACGGTATCATCAATTGTCGCACCGAGTGTGACATTATTGTTGAAAAATGTTTCTGCTCCTGTGAATGTCGCATTCGCAGTTACTGTGAATACTCCATCGATGTTTACGTTTGCATTGAAATCAGAAACGGCATTCACATTAAGAATGTCTGTGCCAGCGTCACCGATCGTGGTATTGACGCTAGTGATATTTACAAGTGCGCCAGAAAAGACAGCATTCGCGGTCTGCGTTAGAATGCCGTCAATATTGACATTCGCGTTAAAGTCTGAGATAGAATTTACGTTTAGAGCATCCGCAGCACTAAAGCCGATCGTCATTACATCAACATTTGCATTCAAAGAAGCGGCTGTGAATATGGTATTGGAAGTCACATCGAAGGTCGTACCGTCAAAATCAATTCTTGAGCCAGTGATGATTGTGTTCGAAGTCGATTTTAGTTCTGTGCTTGTGATGTATGTGTTAACACCAGAAAGATATGTGTTCGATTTAGCAAAGAACGAGCCAGTATTTACAGTGGTGTTTGCAGCATCGATCAAGAAAATCTTTGTCGCACCACCATCAAATACCACATTGCTTGAAACGACCACGTTATTCGCGTCCACTGTAAACATGTTGATGCTTGATGTGATATCAATTGTGCCGTTTACGGATGTGAAGACAGCGTTTGAAGTGACATTCAGAGTCGCTGGTACGCTAACAGAACCACCTCGAAGTGCGTTGGACACGCTCATAGTGTTTGCTGAAAAGATGCCTTCAATATGCGCGTTACCCGTAGTCTGCGCACCGTTTGTGGTGTTAGGCTGCGCAACGCCCGCGACTGTGACAACAACAGTCGCCATGTCCGCGATAACTAAGTTCGTTTTGCCGATCCAACCGCCAAAGCTGTCAGTCGTTACTTCCACGTTAGCGCCTAAATATGATGATTTTGACATTCTGCTTTTACCTGTTTGCTATCTGAATTAATAAATCACGAATATTTTGAAGTTCATCCTTGATATCGTGCATCTCATTTTCTAAATTGGCTACCCTATTTGATTGCTCTTTCGCTTTGCGATACTTCTCTAAGGCGCTCTTATTCTTATTTATAAGAGCGCCTGTAGATAAATCTTTCGCAAAATCTTCGTGGTCTGTATTTACAATCATATCGCCAACGCAATCGCTCTCATATCTTTGACCCTCGGAATTTTATCGTGACCAGCTGATGTCAAAACAATCTTCACTGCGAAATATTTATAGTCAGTATAGACAGCGCCACCAGCATCGATATACTTGAATGTTGTGCCGCTTTCGAGAACCGCAGAGCCTCCTGCTGTGGCAGAACTTGTTACAGTCGTCCCGTCAGATTGAACTCCCGTTGTTCCTAACGAATACTGGAATTCTCTAAAGTCGAAACGATTCGCATTTGAGGATGTGAAGTTTGTTCTGTCTTCAGATTGCAGTTTCGTCCAAGGAATTTGTTCGAAAGGTGTTGCGTCCGCTGAGTTTTTGAACTTAGCATATACTGTGATATTAGAAGTCGGTGGCTTATAAGCAGTCAGCCAAATTTTGATATCTTCCGCATCTAGACCATCAGCAAGTTCAACCGTTCTTGAGATATACTTGGACGATGCTGCGCCTTCTACATTGCTATTCTCGTCGGTCAAATCATTGTTGATTAGATATTCGTAAATATCAACTGTTGAAATTTGGTGGTCGATAAACGGAGAAGTGTCACGGGTTGTTGTGGAATTATTCGTCAAGTTCATTTCTAAAAGAAATGAGTTTTCAGTTGGTGCCAGCGATTTACTTTTAATGAAGGTCGGTGTGTTGTTGAAATATTTGTTATCATTGAAGTCGATATTGGTCGTGCCTCCTCCAAGATAATTGGTTGATCCATTTGAAAGTGCAGTTGCTGCTAGAGTTGTTTTTGTTCTTGTGAAGTTTGTTCTGTAGAACTGTGGCTGCAAATAACTTACTGGAATGGCGTCAACTGTACCAACAGTCGCAGTTGCTCCAGAATCAGCACCGATAATAACGTTGGTATTTGCGAAAACATGTCCAGTCTTAGCGCTTGAATTTTCAAGAATAAGTCTAACAGGATTACCTGATGTATTGAAGTAGTCTACATTTCCACTTACAGTTCTGAAATAATTGGCCGCAGAGTTTGCTCCAGAAGGAAATTCTCTTACAGTCAGAGAAGTATTATTGGCAACACTTGCAATTTCTAGAACTTGATAATCAGTGCCATTTATATAAACAATATTTTCACCAGCAGCAAAAATGGAAGCGAATGATGTTCCAGTTCCAGTGATTGTTTGACTTGTTGTGTTTGCTGCAATTGTTCCTGCTGAATTTGATGATTGAACAAAAACTTTCTCACCGCGCTTAAACTTTCCAGCATAAGACGATACAGTGAAGAACTCGTGGTCTTTGTTTGTCATGTCAAATGAACCAGAAGTGTTTGCAAATGCTGCTTTATACAGTTTGAATTTCAAGTTTTCGTCTTGGTATGGCGTCCATGCTTTGTTGTTTGTAGAAGTAAACAGTGTCCCAGACGCAGAATCTGTTGTGATTTTTAAGCCTGTTCGCACATCTTCTAGACCAGTTTTTGCAAGCCAGATGAGATAATCTGGATTAGATTGATCAGGAAGAACAACAACGCAGTATTCTACTCCTGATTTAAGAGCAACTGGAGCGTCAAATATTACAGTGGTCGCAAGAGAACCATCATCTGAAATATTAACATCTTCGGATTCTAAATGTATCGAACCAAAAGGAATTATTTCTGGTCCAGGAAAAGCATTGACAGTATTTCTAATCTGGACAGTTGCTCCTAAAGTTGTACTTTTATCTTTGAAGTAAAGATCAATTTTAGTTGCAAAGACTGCGCTATCGGAAGACATATCTTCATCGATAGTGAAAGTCTGAGCAATAGGGTCAGTTGCGTTACTTCTTACTTGTTCTCTAAAGTCATCAAAAAAATCGTTGTCGTTGTCTCGTCTAGGTCTCACTGTGACATCTGTGTCTATAACATTTCGGGATCTTGAAACTTTTTCGATACTAGATTCACGAGTTGTTACTTGCAATGCAGTTTTTTCTACCGAGAAGTTGTATCCCCTATATGTCGCTTTAGATGATGATGTTGCAGCTTCAATAGAATTAAGATCATCAACATCCACGATAGTCAGAACTCTATCTCCAACATAGAATGTGTCTGCTGGCAATCTGAAGATTGCTCTTAGAACGCCTTTGTTGTCCGAGAAAATTTCATGCGAAATGCCAAATCTACCAGAACGAACCAATTCAGCATTCCGACGTGTGATACCTTGTCTCGCAGGAACAACACTTGTATTCACATCTTTGCCATCAAAGAAGAAGTAGAAACGAGTATTTGGTCTTAAACCTTCCGAAAGTATTCTAATATCTCTTTCTCTCAAAAATGGCTTAAAATCAAAATCAGTTACGAAGTCTCCAACTTGCTGCACATTTGTTTTGCCTGGTTTTACTGCTAAACTACTTGTTGTTACTCTTGTCGTTGTGGTAGTTGTTGTTGTGCGACCTTCTCTTTCTACATCGGTGCCCACTACTCTTCTATCAACACTTGAAAGTGGTACAAATTCTCCAATAGAGTCGATAATATCTCTTAACATTGCGGTATTATCGAATGATATATTAACATCAGGCGCAGTTACAACTTCTGGTGCACCATCGTATTCTGGAAACAATGTAGTTGTTCCTGCAAAATTCCATAAACCAGTCACACAATTTCTAAAGTTTGTTGCGTATGGCTGATCGATAAACTTTTTGTCTGTTTTCGACAAAGTGATGCCTTCACCAAAATCAGTGGTGTTAGTTAAAGATCCAGAAACAACTTTCATGTCTAGGTTGTATTTTCTAAATCTAGGCGTCAATTCACTGTATGCGGGATCGATTGCGGCCTTGAAATTTGTATCTTTAACATTTGCGATTTGTAAAGTGTCAAAGTTGTCAACAAGAATACCGTTTTTGAAACGATCAAGACCTGCGCTATCTGTAACAACAAGGTCAGCAGATGATTTTTCCAAAGCATTTAATACGGTATAATATTCCATATTTTCTATGCGCTTTTCGATTGCGCCGATATCGCCCATAGTATATCTTCTATGTCTCTCTGTGGTTATATTTATACCATAATCAGGTTTACCTGATCTATTAGCAGTGATGCTAGGTAAAGAAGGATATGGAGGAATATAATATGTCGCAAGTATCATACCCAAATTAGGTTTTTTAGGTGCTGTTGGATTTTCTGCAGGCTCACCTTGAATTAAAGTGAAACGGCCATATTCATCAATGATGAATAGGTCTTTTCTTGCAAGATAATATTCGTATGTCGCTTCGAGTATTTTATTAGGAGCAATCAATCTTAGATCATCTGTTCCGAATGTCATGTTTGTTGTTTCAGTAGCAACACTTACGGTCACCACGTTTGCATCGCCTACTGTAGTCGCATACACGACCGTATTTGCAGCAAATGGTCTAAAGTCAATCTGGTCTCTTAGATATAGTAGCTTATTATCATTCGTCTCAAAAACTGGAATGTTTTCGGTGCGAATTTTATTGGCGGGAAGAGTTGCAGTTGTATCATCAACAGGATAACTATCTACGGAAAAGAATGATTGTCCGTATGATCCAGTTGTAAGTTTTTTGAAAACTTTTAGCTTGACCAATACATATCTTTTACCACCAGAAGAAACTGTAAATGATCTTTTCTTTTTGATGTAAGAAATTCCATAAAATTCTTCGTTGTCATTTTTCACAAGATTATATTGTCCAGTCACATCAACTGCGCCAGTTGTGTAATTTGCGTTTGTTGTTTCAGTAATTTCTTCAATAGAAAATACATCTGGCAAACCTAGAGAATAAGTGCCACCAGTTCCGACTGTGTTCGTGTCAAACTTCACATATACAGTTTCGAGAGTTTTGCCAGTAGGCTTCACATTAACAGCTTTGACATTGTAGTATACTGTGGTGCTAAGTGAGGCGCTCAAAGTGGTGTCTGCCAACTGAATACTAAGAACTGTAGCGCCAACATTTGTTGTGATAGTCGCTGTTGACATAACCAGTGATGTGCCCTGATTATATTCGTCACGGGTTTCATTGCATATAACCATAATCTCGGCTCTTGCGTCTGTTCCCAGAGTTGCGCTTGATCCATATGGGAAAATAAAACCTGTTGGTGCTGTGATAGACGCAAGTCCACCTGTGCTAAATGTCACAGTTGTTGAAGATGTTCTGTAAATATAATCTGTGTCCGCAGTTGTTATGGTCTTAATCGCATTTTTGCCTACAGGAAAAATTAGACTTTTGAATGATCCGTCTTTGAGAACGGCTTTGCCGCCTTCAAGAACAAGATTCGCAATAGCCGCAGGGCTTGCGTCATAGATTGATCTTACAGTGGCAAAACTTTTGCCCGAGTTCATTTTGATATCAAACAAGTAAATTCTGAAGTTTGTGTTTGATGTTCCATCGCGCGTCACTGAGCGAACTTTTGCGGTTCCCCAAACATCTCCTGTAGGAGCAGATAGACCAGATGTAGAAGTTGCGGCTGTGGTAGCACCGTAAAGTGAAACAGTTTGTTGTGTCGTAAAGTCAAAATTGCCTAGATAGTTATTGACAACAATATAGTTTCCAAAGTTTGCGAGAATATCTTGCTGGGCTGCCGTTTCGAATGCGGTTGCTTTTGGCATATCAACTGTAATGCTACCAAGAATTTCAACTCTCTTACCTTCAACATAAGCGATACCAGCGCCGCAGACGGCTTCGAGTAGACTTGTATTAGAAACACTTTGCTGCGCGCCGACACGAAAATCTTGAAGAGAATAGTTGCCAGATTCTTCAGAAGTTCTTTGTTCGATAAGTTTTTCGACACTATTAAATTGTGTTGTATTGTTGCGTCTTACAAGACGACCATTATCATATTCTTGAATGGCGAAAAATGTTTCATCTGCTTCTGCTTCTGCGAGTGTAAGTGTCGTTAGAATAGGAGTGAGTTTAAGACGATCTGCGCCAGGAGCATTGAAATTGTTGAAGCCATTTGCGTTGTCAAGCAGCGATGTATCGTTGTTGCTATTCACAACAGATTCAGCAGTTTGGAAACCAACGACTACACCATCTGGTATGGTGTTGTATTTGCTTACGATTGTTATTTGTGGATCGAAACGAACAAAGTGTCCTTTTTGAAAGACAATGCCGTCCGAACATTTTGTAGAATAGCAGTAGCCAACTGGCGCAAGTCCAACAGCATCAGCAGCGTTTGTTGCGGTGACTACAGTGTATGCGAGATTTGTAAGCGCAACGTCTGTATACAATTGGATGCTTTCACCAGGTTGAAATACCTTAATATTTGTAAACCCTGCTTTGGTACTTGCGCCAAGATACTTGATATATAGAGTATTCAAGTCTGGAGATTGCGATTCGAGACCTGTCTTGAATGTTTCGACAAAAGCCTTAACGCCCGTGATAGCGCCTAGAGCATACAGGTTTTGGTAGTTAGTCATAACGACTGGTTGACCGTTTGACTGCAAGTCGAGAATTTTAACATAGGCAAGGTTTCGGCTTTCGACAAAGTTACCGCCCTTGACGATGCTGCCTTCTTTCAAAATATTCTCACCAAATCTTTCAATTTGATTCTGTAGAATAGTCTGAAGTTGAGTCAACTCTCTCGCTTGGACAGCAACCGCGGGTTTGAAAAGAACTCTGTGAAAGTTCTCGTCTTCATTAAAGTCATCATAGTATGGAGATACGTTAAAATCTGTAGTGATACCCATGTTGGTGTTTGCCTTTATTAAAATTCGATAATTAGTTTAACTTTTTCGGTCTGAGTTGCGCTTCTATCAACTGGCGTAAAGTTTTCGGTATACAAAAACTCTCCTGATCCGTCTACGACATAATTTCTGTCATATGATCTGCCTGTTATTTTAGCTTCAGCCTTCGATGTCTGTCCTACAAATGTATTTATCGTACCTGCAAGATCATCTGACACAGAAAAGAAACCTCTTACATTTGTTAATCCAATAACTGTGCTTGTCGCGCCGCTATTGCGTGAATGTACATATCCAATAGCGTTGGCTTGGAAAGTGTTGTCTGTAGATAATACAGAAGATACTTTTCCTGAAGTCGCGCCCGTAATAAAATTCACAGAACTATTGCCAACTGCGAAATTTCCTGTTATATTAGTGAGTGTGAGAACTGTATCATACCGAGCGGATACGATACCAGTAGCAGCCGTATTCGCTTGTGTGATAACTTCACCTTCAACATATTCGTAAGCATTTCGGTCAGTTGTGAGTGTAATGATATCTGAACCTAGAGTAGATATGCCTTCTTGAATTACCAATTCATCTTCTACAAAACCACTGCCTGTTGGACCAGCGTAAAGCATCTCTACCTGAAAGATTTGCCTTTGATCAAATGTTTCAACAGACTTGTTAACAGATGCGACAGGAGAAACGTAATTGCTTGTTTGCCCTGTGACAAAATTTACAGTAGAATTTCCTGACCCAAAGAAACCTCTCACATTCGAAAGTCTCACCACACTGCCGTCTCTATTCACAACAGTTCCTGTTGCTCCAGTATTTGCTTGTAGAATTGTTTCGCCTGCCGTAAAACTAGACGATGTGAATGTGTTTGCGAGTGTGATTTGGACGTTTGCGAAAAGTGGGTCTTTTAGGATACTGATTTTTCTAAAGTCGTTATCAATAGAAATTGTATTCGTTTCAGTGTTCGCAAAAGACATACCGATGCCAACTTTGTTTGCAAACAGTTCATTAATTACATTCGAGCCGTGTCCACCTGGAGGAGAAATGATAGCTCTTGATTGTGCAGATGTGCTACTGATTGCAAGATTTGACGCCAAATCGATAAGACCTGTGTTTGCAATAATCTGAATATCAGCGTATGTGTAGTTTGTGCCTGAATTGATAATTTCAATTTCTGCAATTGTGTTCGCTGTAGGATTAACAGTCACAACAGCGTTTGCGCTTTGTCCATCGCCCGAAATAATAACTCTAGGTCCAATTTCAAAAATAGAAGTCGAATCTGGCAATACATCCAATGGTGAATTTAATAGGACACGGCGTTCATCACCAGTTACGATATACTCGGTAATCGTTTTCAATTGCCCAGCGCCTGTACCAGAACGAATATAGAACGAGTTATTCTTATAGAAGTCCGTGTTTGAAGACAATTCGGCAGTAATCTTTGTAGCCGAAGAAATTGTCTGTGATGTGTTACTCGTCGCTCCGATAATAGTTCTACCTGCTGTGAAATTTCTCAAAGCGGCGGTTATTCTCATGGTGTTGTTTGCGGAATACAATGCAACAACAACACCCGAAGCTGTTTTGTTATTCGTATTCAAAGAGGTGACTTCTTCTTTGCGAAAACCAGTAATGCTAGGAACAGTCACGAGATAATCGGTAAACTTTTCACCATTCAATGAGTATAGCAAAGTGTTACCAGCAACAGCAGATTCTTTTACAGTTCCGAATGCATAACTATTATACTGTGAACCAGGGTTTGTAATGAGAATTGTATTGATAGCGCCCTCAACAGCAGCACTTGTGACATTTGCATTTTCGATGAATGGGATGTAATCAGACGTTGCAAATTTTGAATAGTTTGTTGAATTGATCGAATACATATATTTCCATTGATAACCATCAGTGGTCAAATAAATTTCATCTTGAACATCAATTTCAGAAAACAGAGGCTGATCCGTAGAAACTACACCTCCATTATTGGATAAACATTTGAAGATGTGATATGATCCAGATTCGATTGACGAAACATAGAAGTTTTTGTTTTGCAAATCGATTGCAAGGTCGTCATACATGTCATATACTGTGCCAGAAGTCCAAGCAATATTGCGAATCATATGCTTTACATCAGTCGGCACAACATGCTTGCCGAAAAGCATATCATCATACAATTCATAATGCGTATAATTTTGAGTGTTCTCTGGGCTAGGTGCTGAAGCATCATTCGTAAATGGCGTGCTTTTGTGTCCAGTCACGTAATAAATTGTATTAGCGCTTTCGCTGAAAGACTCCACAAACTGTCTTGCCATATGAGTTTTGAAATTTTGCGTGATAAGTTTAGTCATCAATTATTCCTTAGCTTACGCTGATGTTACTGTTAGCAATACTAATCTGCGAATTGATTTTTGAGTTCTTTGAAACGCTACCGAACATTTTATTGCCCGAAACATGGAGAACTTTTTTCAATATGTTTTCATATCTATTTAGTGACAGGCTAGATATAACATCGTATGAATATTCTTGATAATACAAATTATCTTCGATTTTCTTTTCTGAATTGAGATGAGATGACGTTGTTCTCCAATAACCCTCACCAACACCTTGTCTTGTCACATTCGACTTCGCAGTGATAATGAATGCAAAACCTTCTCTTTCAAGCGTAACATCTCCGTCTGGAATATATCCATAACCAGAGTCGATAACTTGTACAGAAGTCGCGATACCGTTAGCAGCGATAACTGTGCCCGTAACAACCGCGTTGTTGCCAAGTTCAGCCGAACCAGGATCATTTACAACACTATCAACATTCGCAGTCGTTCTTGTTGTTACTCCAGTGATAGGATAAGCAGATTGAAAGGCGATGTTAAATGCATTTCTTTCAACAGTGATTATTCCAGTATTACCTTCGCGAGTGTATGCGAGAACTTTACCTTTTGCAGTTCCTGTACCAGCAATAACTTGGGTTAGCAATTCGCCAACTCTGAAAGAGCCGTTAATATTGCTGACATTTATGAAGAAGTTTCTTCTACCATACGATGCGATATATTTGTTATACACCGAAACGAATGGATTAGCATTGTAGTTTGCGCCAGGATTGATTCGTGTGAGCGATGCGATAGAACCGATTGTGAAGTTTTCGTTGTTCAAAGCGTTTACGATTGTCGTGCCGTTGTCTGCATTCGGCAATTTAGGAAACCCGTAACCATAGTCCATGACAACTGATACGTTAGCGACTGTTCCCGATGTGGAGCCTATGTTAATCGTAGGGACATCATAATACCCTTCTCCAGGATTACTTATGGTGATGTTCGTAATTGTGCCAGAACTGTTAGTCACAATAGAACCGACTGCATTTATAAATGGATCACCACCAGCAAATCCGCCAGCGGTGAAAGTCACGACAGTGCCGTTAGAGTATGCGGTTCCTCCGCTATTGATAGTGACACTATCAACAAAGCCTACTCCAGAGTTCGCACCAGTAAGCAAAACATGGATGAATGGTGTATTGGCTGTATTGTTTGCGCCGACCATATCTGTATTAAGCGTGACGGTTTCTGTGTTTTCAATGAAACCCACTTTGAAATCAGCAGACGTTCCTGTTGCGATGCCAAGAATATTTTTGTTTAGTTCAAGAATGCTGCCATTCGCATATCTTGGAGGAGATACAAGAGTTTCACGAGTCGTTTCAAGTTGAAAGACTCCCGTGTTCGCATAGAAGAATGGTGAAGTGTTGCCGTAAATACCGACAGCGGTTGTGTTTGATCCCACAACAATGCCAGAAACATAAGAGTTTGCGACTGTATCAATAACACCGTTCGCTGTAGATACGCCGTTAAGTCTCACATCTGCCGCACCAGTTACGGATGTGGTAGTGATAATGTCAACAAGTTTGGTTCTTGCGCCACGGATTCTTTTACCATTCGTGAAAGAGCCGAAGACTTCTCTTACAGTAATATATCCAGACTGCTTTGATGTGACAATGGCACGAGCACCTTGAGTAGTTGTATTAGCAGAACTAACAGATGCTGAAGATCCAGAAGTTGCACCGACAATAGCAAGATTTGCCGTCCAATTTCCCCAAGATTTATCTGTAGATATCGAAGTGCTGTTTGTAGAGGTAACTGTTCCAAAAGCATAAGATATGATATTGTTCGCTATAGCATCACGGACTGTTTGGCTCACTATTTCACCGACAGTGAACGCGCCAGTCGGACTTGATATAGTGAATGTAAGTTCGCTTTCTTCTTCGACATATTCTTTGACAACAAAGTTTTTGTCGTTTGTAAGATTGATTCTTCTTTGATCTCCAAATGTAGTGTCGCCAATGACTTGAACTACGATAGTGGAGTTAGCTGATGGCGCTGAGATAGGTACACCCACAGAGTTTGTATTGGCAATCGATACAATATATCCGTTAGCGACAAAATTATTTGCGCCAGAATAACCAACAAGATAGTTGCCTACAACGGCAGTCGAATTTACATTTGTTGCGCTGAGAAGTGTGATAGTCTCAAGTCTTTGGACGACTGGTTCAAATTTAATAAAATCGAGAGTTGTGTTAGAATTGTTTGCATACAAAATAGCGTCTGAAACATATACAGTGGTGGCAGTTGCGCTTGAAGTGCTATTGGTGTAACCATATCCGCTTTCTACAATTTCAAAATCCACTTTGCCTGTATTATTCTCAATCGCGTCTACTCTCACTTTGCCTTGGCGACCTTGTGGAGTCACAACATCAAAAATGTCACCGACAACGTTGTTTCTGCCTCCAAGTTCAATCGAAAGTGATGTAAGAGAACCTATGATCTTTGGAGCATCTTTTATAATGCCGTCATCGGTAACTCTTTCGTTTCTTCTGAAATTGCCACGAACCGAACTGAGATAGACAACATCGATAAGTTTGCCGTCAACTCTTTTCGTGACGATACCTTCAACGAATGCAGTTGCGCCAGAAGATGTTCCTGTAATTTGCTTGTTGACGAAACCACGAGTTCTTGGAGATTTACCAACTTCGATGTAAATAGGAGTGTACCATTCAGAATCAGATGGCTTCAGAATGTCTTCACTTGGAATGTAAAGTTCGACCTCTTCATTATACAACAGTCTCATAAGAAGCTCAAGAGATTGTTTTGATCCCTTTGACTGGTAATAGTCCGTGATGTGCTTTATCATGAACCTCTTATCGGTCGCAGTGACGAATGGGAAGTCTGCGAGATATTTTTCTTTGAAATGGACGAGAAATTCAGTTAAGGTGTCATCGATATCATTCGAATTAAACAGTTCACGGTTTTCTTTGTAAGTGTATTTGTCAGTTGTTTCCAGAAACTCGTAATACGCCTTTACAAATGCTACGAAACCAGGACCATCTTCTTTGTAAAAAGACGGAAACTGGTTTTCTACAAGTTGCGATACTGTTTTTACGAACTCTGTCATATTATTCTCTTACGCCAAATACTGAAATATTTATATCTGATTCACGGATAGTAATAATTCTGTCTTTTGGAGCAGCGATATCTTTGGAAAATGTTCTGCCATAAATTTTCAAGTCTGATCCTATATAAGCTGATACGCTTAGATTCGTAATAACAACACGGCCAGTTGCGTAATCCACGCTTCCAATATTTCTGTTAAGATACACGAAACCTGTGGCAGTTGATCTAATAATTTGAAGGACACCTCTACCGTTATCTTGAATAAATGCTGTGCGCCCGTTATAAGTAAACTGTGAAGATTTAATTGCTGGTTTGTGGTCAGCCAATATTTCACCATCAGTCAAGGGGTGGTCAAGAATTAATGTGTTTTTGAAATTTAGAACATAACTTGCTGTCGTGTTTAGCACAGGATTAATAGGAATGATGGCTAGAACTTCTGCGTCATTTGAAAGAATGTTTGCGTCTGCATTATCAATTTCATATCCCAGTTTTGAAAAACGGAAAGTCTTTCTGAAGTCAGATAGGTTGTTATCAGAGTATGAAAGAATGGCATTTTTAACAGCTAAACGAATATCAGTTTCCGATGCTGTAGTTCTCTTGGTATTATAATACACATTCACGTCCACATTCAAGAACATGAACTCTGGCGACATGACGATCGGTTCAATCCCGATAGGACATCTTTCTTTGAGGAATGTGTAGTAAGTGTTTTTGTTATTTTCAGATACACCTTCTGCATTTTGAACATCAACCGCGACTACAACACGGCCAAAACGAGGCGGCGTCAATTCCTCTCCGCCATATACTGAGATTGCTTGAATTTCAGGAAACTTGTTCTTCAGGAGAATTTCGTAATCGTTTTCTGTAACAGCACGGTCTTGAATTTGGATAGACTTAGGAGCAAAGAACTTGATCGATTCGTTTGATTCTCTATCATTTCCACCATCTGCTTTTGCGATAGTTGTAATCGCGACTGGGTATCCTGCGATGTTTTCGGATGTAAATGTTCTGATGCCGTTTGGTGCATCTTTTGAAGAAATTCGATAAGATACTTCTACCACATTGTTGACTACGGGCTGTTTACCGAATGCATTTTTTCCGAATGTTATTTCGTAACTGTCGCTGTCTGTGGGTTGAATGTAGAAAACAGGATCAACATCCGTTACACCGAAGATGTTTTCTCTTGATGTGTATTCTGTCGATGCAGAATTGTTTGCCGAACTCAAACGGACTGATACTGAGATGCTACCAGTATCAACATCGGTGTTATTCAGAATAAATCTTTGTGTTGAACTGCCAGTGACTGTGTAATATTCTGTCACCAGTTTGCCTTCGTAAATTGAAACATCAGAGATACAATAGATGCCATCAATCTGTGTTACAGTGTAAGAACGATCTGTAGAAAATGTGAAGCGATTGTTTCCAAGTCGACCCGTGAATTTCGTATTCTTGGGAACAACAATGAAAGACGGATTATCAGCCGCAGTGAAATCGATTTGAATTTTGGCTGCAGCCGACACACATGATCTTGGCAGATAGTTCAACTCTTTCGCATGAGAAATAACGGACTGCCTTGTTTGTGCAGAGTCAAGAAACATCTCACTATACGCCATGTTCGTATAGAAGTTATTCATGTAGGTATTGTAAGACAGAACATCCAAAAGAACATTCATGTTCGATCCATCAAAGTCGTAATCTTTGAATTGACTTTGTCCTTTAAGATAGCCTTTTAGTGCTTCTTTCGCAGCGAAAAAATCTAATTCTGTGATTGGAGTATTATCTGGCATCTTATCTGACTCTCTCTAGAACAACTTCTAAAACAACTGGCTCTTGTCTATTTATAACGTTAAACACAATCGATACGAAGACGCCGTTTTGATCTTCTGCGGATGAACACACAACATCAATCAGATTGCATCTAGGTTCATTCGTTCGAATTGTAGTTGATATTTGCTGCTTCATTGCAACAAGAAGTTGTGGTGTAATATTTTCAAATAACATGGCACGAAGATGTCCGCCCAATAACGGCTGAAACAATCTCTCGCCTCTGTCTGTAAACAGTATGTTTTTGATCGATTGCTTGATGGAGTTTTCGTTCAACTTGACAGCAATGTCCTCACTGATCGGATTGAAGTCCAGATCATTTGTGAAGTCGCTGTAGATGACCCTTGACTGTATTGGAGAAGTTGCCATGTTATTCCTCTTTCGATTTATTTATACGATACTTAGCCGTTCCATTCTCTTGCAGAAGCAACATCGCAATGAGTGAACCCGTTGTATGATCCAAACCCCACAAAACCTACCTGTTTACATAGTCTAATGAACTCAGGTTTTCTAGGTTCATTTCTGGGCATGTTATCTATATCCATAGCTTTGCCTGACCTGTGTTGAGAATTTTTTGCAACACCAGAGTCGAATCCATTCTTGACATGCCTCAAATATGTGTTATAATAAGGATGTCTGAATCCGCTAGAGCAAATTATTCTTATTCCCATTATTCTACCAACCTCATTCATCATTTCAAGAACATGTATATCAATGCCGTAATAACCAATCGCAGGATTGATGCCTTCTGATTTAACATTTACGATACCACCACCATCATCCACCATTCTCAAGTTTCCGTATGTTGTCCAAAAAGGCTGACCATCTGCTGTCACAGCATTTAAAACTTGACCCGAAAATGCCAAATTCGACCAACCGTCTGGAGGAGGGTGATTCGAAAAGTTACTTGGCACATGGATACGAGTAATAGGACCCTGTGGATCAGAAGTCACACTTGAAGCATTTGACGCATTGACATATGCTTGACATTGTGCAGCAAGTGTTCCTGGATCTGGAACAGGTCTGCCGCCTTCTACTGCTGATCTGAGTGCATCAGCACTTCCAAGTGACAAAGATGAGTTTACGCCTGTGATTTTAGACGCAGCACCAACAACAACATCCAAAACGGACATTAGACTATTTTCAACAGCAGTTGCCATTTTGCAGAACAAGAAAAGTAAAAATTGAATCGCTTCAATTGTCAATGTCGCAAATCCTAAAACAGCCTCTGCGATTTTAGTTGAAATGTCTGTTACCAAGTTTGCGATATTGCCATCAGATAAAGCATTTTGGACATTAACAAATTGCTTTGAGAACCAACGATTCAAACTTAATTTATTATTACCTTGTAAACCTACCATTTTTGCTATTTCTTTGCTTACTTTATCGGCAACATTTGAAACTTTGTCTTTAATACTATTGACAATATCTTTAACTGAGTTAATAAGCGAATTTGCGAATGCTTTAAGAGATGCCGCTAATCCTGAAAGAGCGTCAAGAGGATTTTCCAAACTCGCAAGCAATTCTTTCAATGATTTAAAGCCACCTAGGAAGTCAGAAAAAAGAGATATCGCACTTGTGATCTTATTGAAAGGATCAGACAAGAACCTACATAAAGAACTTACAGCTACACCAGCAATTGTTACTTTTAGAAAGTTGTTAAACTGTTCCATGTGTTTTTTAGGATTATTTTGAATAGTCTCTGTCGCTGTTCCAGTTGTTGTCGCAGTGTCAACAGTATAGTTGTACTCGTTAAGAAACTCTCCATATTCTATTTGTGTGATAGCGCCTTCCGCAAGTCTATCAGTAACAAAAGTATATTCTGTTTTATCAAAAGCAGCGTTATTTAAAACGTTTGTGTTGAATAGTGTAAGAGTAGCGGCAACATCCAAGACAACATTTTGAGTTGCGAGTAATTCGTCATTCGATAATCCCGAAACGGAATTATCGTTAAAGTAAGCTGGTGTTAACAGTGTCGTGGTTTCTGTCTGGATCGTTGTTGGTTTATTTACGCAACAATCGCATGTAGACGAATTGCAATTACAATCATCCATTGTTTTTATCCTTCTTATGCATATTCAGCTTGGTCATCAACAGCATCAAGTCCCGGAGACGCTGTAGGTAGTGTTGGTTTTTTGACAGGAGATTCTTTAGCGGGAATATCGCTTGACGGCAATTCAGTTCTATTCACATTCAATCCAGAAGCAGCTAACGCGGCTGTGTCTGCTTGTCCATTCGCCATGTTCACGAGATTGTCGATATTGACATTTGTACCTTTGATATTAATTTCACCACTTTGTATGTTAGCTTTAGTTGCTGATTTCAAATTCACATTACCTGCGCCATAGATATTCGTATCTACCGCCGCTTTGATTTCAACATTACCGTCCGCTGAGTTTAAGAAAAGAGCGCCAGAACTTTTTGCACTGATGATCTGTCCGCCGAGATGCATTTCTACTCCAGAGAAAATGTCAAAATTGTTTTGTGATTCGAGTGCCATTGAAATACCTCTTGTTCGAATTGCTTCTCCCACATTCGTATTCATGTAACCCGCAACATTCAATTCATAGTTACCAGCGACTGTAGTTTTGAGATTGCCGCCGACTTTAATAGTCATATCATTTTGCGCGTGAAGTTTTATGGAACCACCAGCAGTAATATCGTAATCACCGTAGATTGCAATTTTACCATCTGCTTCAATAAGCATATACATGGTACCACCGCTCTTAATTACAGTAGTTCCGTTTGAATCCATTTCTATATGTGATCCAGAAGTATGATACAAGTTAATTCGTTCATTACCTGGCGTGTCATCTAACTCAAATACATGTCCAGATTTTGTTTCGTGAACAAAGTTGTGTGGGTAAGAAGCATTGTATGGTGAATTTGGCTGCGACCAAGATGACCCATCAGCGCTCGTGACATTCGAAGTCGCAGTGACATTCTTTACAGCCACACTCGTTTGTTCTACTTGTTCGGCACGTGCCAGTCTTGACATATCTGGTTGATATGAGTCACATACGTTTATAACGCCTGTTGCAGATGAAAAACCATCTGCGGGTAAAGATGGCATCGTCGGCATACCCATCATCATGCCTATCAGCATAGGTTGTTGCGCGAATTTGCCATCAAGAAAGAAACCCCATACCCAAGAATTGAGTTGTGGTACTGTGATAGCAGAACTGTAGTTTCCAGAAATTGCGTAAGCCCATGGCAAATCCTCTGTCGGCAAAATTGCTTTGTCTTCTGTGTGAAAGCCGAAGCATCTTACGCGGGATCTTCCTAACTTCTGGGGGTCGTTATTATCTTCAACAACGCCCATAAACCAAAGTAAATCTTTAAATCCTTTATCACTCATAATGCGCCCTCACCCTTCAATGCGTCTTTTAGAAGACCAGCTGTCATTTTCCATTTGCTTCCGTCATATACAGATTTTAAGTTGGCAACCATATAGAGTCCGGAAAGCGTTTTGTGTAGTTTCACATAATCATTCGCGCTTGACAAATCTTGTAATTCAAGTCGAATTAGATCACCTATATTCATGTTATTTGCACCATAAAAATCCACATACATTAAAATGCTGTTTAGATAATACGAAGTCGAGAGTCTTTGTGAAACCATATCTTGATATGTCTGATCAGTTCTTGTTGAATCTTGAAACACCAAATAGTCATTTGTGATATTATCATCACCAAAAAATTCTTCGTTAAATTTAGGCGTGTGGTAATCTTGTTGGACGCTATCCGTATGTTTATATTCTTTGACTTTTTCGTAGTGCTTGTAGTCGATATTTTCATAAGTTCTGGTTGCCAAATCTAGTTTGATCACGCGACTAATAGGTGCGCCTCTTCTCATCTCTTCAATAAGATTGAACCTCTTATTCAAACTGAAAGCCTGAATTTTATTCATTTGCGCAACTCTATCTTCAATGTCAGCATTTACCGAAGAGTAGTAATATTTCTTTTCTGTTGATTGACCATCTTCAAATAACTTCTCGTGTGTGCCAAAGAAATACTTGTCTTTTCTTTCGAAGAACAGAAAGTTGCTGGACTTATAAACATCGCTAAACGATTTTGTAGCCATCATCATCATAGTTTCAATTGGCGTCAAGTTCGGAACAACAATAACATTCTCACCAACAGTGTCTTCTATTTCTATTGCCTTTTTAGAAATAAAGTATTCGTTGTAAATACTCTTGACAATTTCGCTTATTCTGCCTTTATACGAAAAACTAATTTCAACAGATTCCGATTTGATGTAGTCTTTTGAAAACATCCTCATGACATAAAACTGGGATGTTCCAAGATCATTTGTCACAAGCGTATCGACTGCATAAATGTGAAAATTATAGGTAGTCGTTTGCTTAAAGAAGTCTTCAATCTCTAATACCAATTGCTCTTCGCCGAGAAGAGGAAACGAATCGATTATGTTTGTTGCGTCTGCGATTGTCAATAGTCCATGAATAGACACCTTTGAAATGTCTTCTTGTATTTCCATATTAGTGATCATGTCACCAATGGAAATCTTTTTGGTACCATCGTAATTTGACAGTTCACACTTCTTTACGATGTAACCACCCGGCTCAATGTTATCACTCATTCAAAAGTCTCGCTAAGTTTCTTTCGGCAATTGACACGTATTCTTTATTCAATAGGCTGATGTTTCTTTTTGATTCGTTTGCTTCAAATTCATCTTCATAAACCCTCACTGCTACCCAGTCCGCAGCATCGTTTACAAAGGCAATACCATCTTTGTTCATTCTTACTGAAGGATCGCTAATGCGTCTGTAGTAAACGATGTTGGATGTTATTGCAGTATTCAAAGTCCACTCTACCACTTTTTGCCAGCCAACGTTGCTTGATGACGCAGCCTTTGCCCTTGCAGCATATGTTTTGCCCAATGTTTGTTCAAACTCATAAGTGCCTAGAGGCCACTCAAAATATGGATCAATGACATTGTTCGACAAGTAGACAAGCCAAACAAGTCGAGGATCGCCGTAGTAATAGTATGCAACGTCCTCCGCTCTTTCACCGTCTTTGACTGTGTAAGGTAAGAACGCATACGAATCTGTCTTGATATTTTCCAGAATATCAAGACGGACGCTAATGTCGCGGACCAATTCGTTGTTGTATGTGATGATTGGAAAATCTTCAAAAAATTCTTTTGTCATAACTATCTCCCTTTGCCCAAAATCGGCACAGATGAGGAAGTGCTTTCTCCGCCGTAATCTTCTGATGTGTGAATGTCAATTTCTGTTAGCGATATGGTTAGCGTCACAACAGCAGGCTTACCACCTTCTACGAAAGCGGGTGCACCACTGCCAGAGTAGTTGACTTCAACCTGACTGATCATTGCGCGTTTGAAGTAGTACATGAAACCTTCGGTAGTTCCAAGAAAGAAGATATCAACAACATTAGGGTAGTTCAAAAATACTTTTTGACCGAATGTGTTGTTGAAAGAAGGTAAAGCACTTTTCTTTATTTGCTGGATAATGGCTCTGAGTTTTTCCGATTCGTCAGCCGATCTAGGAGCAAGTGTCCAAGTGAACGTATGCGACTTCAGGTCAACGCCTTCAAACGCAAGTGCGATCCTTGGGTTGACTACATTTCCAGAAGCAACTTCAATTGCCTTTGCAGTATTTGTTCCGCCAACACTATCAAAAGCAGCAGCAGCTTTTCTTGCGACTTGCCCAGAAAATGCTCCCTTTGCTGCTGTCAATACGCCCTCAGCGGTTAAATTGCCACTACCAGCAGCCGAGACCACATCTCTTACTGCATTCCCAACTGAACCGAGTTCTGTCGGAAGAACTCGTATGCTGAAAGTGTCTGCTAGATTGCTTGGAACAGGAAGCGCAATTGAACTACTTAGAACTTGATTTACTTGCGAACCAATTCCACCATAATCATATGCTGAAAAATTCAAAATCATTGCGTGATTGCCTAGATCATTAGGAAAAGAAAACTGAGTATAGGTGTTAGTTCTTCTTCTATTAGCCATTTCGCCTTCTGGTGGTCTAATTAATC